ACCAAGAAAAGGTGTAATGACAAGATATGCTAAGAAAATGGTTAGACCAGAATTCTACGGTAAAGTATATGTTGCTGGATTAGATACAGTTTAATAGTTTTAATAACTAATTAAATTTTATTTAACTTAAACTTGGAAGGGATGATTTATTTCATCCCTTTCTTACTGTTTTGATATTTATAATAAAAGAAGTATTATGGCAGTACCTAGAACAAAATATTCAATGCAAATGCGTATACGTTATAAAGGCAATCTTGTTGATTGTTTAGATCGCATAAGAGCAATAAGAATGGTCTTAATGGTTCACATTGAACAAGACTTAGGCAAAGGAGCAGAATTAATAACAGTTAAAATAATGACTCCATATCCAGGAATTAAATCATTTCATGCAATACGAAAGATATCAGTAGGTAAAATAGAAACATTAGAACAAATGCAGTTATTAGAAACTACATTAACTAAACTTCAATAATAATTATAATAAAAGGAATACATGGCAGATTATAGTGAAAATAAGCCAATTTGGCCCGGAAGTTCATCTTTTACCGCAGGAAATACACCATTTGGGTTTTTTGATAATGATACTATGTTTCAAACTCAATCAGATGCATTTGCAAAATTTGCAGCACAAAATGTTGGATATCCAATTATGGATGTTGAATTAATAGATATAAATTTTTATACAGCATTCGAATCAGCGGTAATTGAATATTCAAATCAAGTAAATCAAGTAAATATTACAAATAATTTATTAAGCACATTAGGAATACAAACAGGATCTGACTTTTTAGTAAGTGAAAGTTTGTCAAATACATTAGTAGGATCATCTTTATCATATGTTACTAAATTATCTAAAACATATGGTGCTGAAGCTGATTCTGGAGGACATGACAAATGGTATACAGCTAAAGTAAAAACATCGCCAGGTGTTCAAAACTATAATATAAAAACAGCTATATCTGAATCAGGGTTACCATTAGATGCATCTTCTTCAATTGAAATTAAAAGAGTATTGCACAATGTACCACCTGCAATTATAAGATATTTTGATCCATTTGTAGGAACAGGTTTAGGATCTCAAAATTTATTAGATTCAATGGATTTTGGTGGATTTTCACCATCTGTTAATTTCATGATGATGCCATTACATCAAGACTTATTAAGAATTCAAACTATTGAATTTAATGATAGAATAAGAAAATCTCATTGGTCATTCGAAGTACATGGTGATGATATAAAAATATTTCCAGTTCCATCTGTATCTGGTTCGATGGCAGATCTACATTTTGATTCATTTCATGTAGAATATGTATATGAAGAGAAAAAAGCAAATCAATCTGTATTATTCGGTAATACCGCAGTAATGAATAATGTAATAAGTGATGCATCAAATATTCCATATACATATCAGCAATTTAGTCATATTAATGATATGGGTAGAGCATGGATTATTAAATATGGATTAGCAATCATTAAAGAAATGTTAGGATATGTTAGAGGAAAATATTCAACTGTACCAATACCAAATTCAGAAGTAACATTAAATGGATCTGAATTAGTAACTCAAGGACAAACAGAAAAAGAAGCATTAATTACGCAATTACGAGAATTTTTAGACAAATTAACTAAAGAGAGTATGATGACAAGACAACAAGCTGAAAATGATGCAATGAATGAAGTATTATCTAGAATACCAACAAAAATATACGTAGGGTAAATTATGGCATTATTTGGGACACAACGAGATGCAAAATTTCTTGCTTCTATAAATTCGGAATTAATTAATTCTATAATAGATACTGAAATAGAATTTTTTAAATTAGTAGTAGAAGAATCAAATTCAAATATATATGGAGAGTCTACATCTAAAACATATTTTGATTCTATATTAATTCCTGTTGTGATAACCAAAGAAGGTAAAACAGGTGCAATGGATGATTATGGTCATTCATATACAAGAACCGCACAATTTGGTATTTCAAGAGATATTATAGAAAAAGCTGGATTTTATCCGGAGGTTGGAGATATTGTAAAATGGGATGCTGAATTTTATGAATTAGACAATGTTGATGCAAATCAATATTTTGCTGGTAAAAATCCAGAAACATGGCCAAATGGTAGTGACTTTGGATATAGTGTGTCTGTTTTATGTGATGCACATGTAACTAGACAAACACCAACTAATATAAGAAAAATGAGATTTGGTTCTGATGACGCACCTTCATATAAAGGATTTGAATAATGTCTCGAGAAAATAGACAAAATATAGATCGTAAAACAAATAAACCATCTTTAAAAAGTACTGAATCTCCTAGAAATGATCAATTATTAAATAGAGCTAATGAAGTACGAAGAGATGATGATATTGTTAAAACCCCAAAGCGTACAGTATATGATATTGATTATGCTATAAAGTGGTTCATAGAAAATGAAATTCAACCACAAGTACAAGCAAATGGAGAATTAATTGATGTACCTGTAATATATTCAAATGGAGAAAAATGGGACAATGTAAGGAGATTAGGATATTTACGTGATGAAAAAGGAATGTTACAATCTCCTTTAATCATGATTAAACGAAATTCATTACAAGAACGTGATACATTAAAAAAATTAGATATAAATAGACCTGCATTAGGAAATCAAATTGTTTATAAAAATAGTTATAATAAAAGAAATCAATATAGAGATGAATTGTTTCCAGTCCCAACAAATGAACCAATGGATTCAAAAGAATTGTATGCAATTAATATACCAGAATATGTAGATGTAGAATATGATTTATTAATATGGACAGACTTTACTACTCAATTAAATACATTGGTAGAACAAATTATGCCATATGGAACATTTGCATGGGGCAATGAATTTAATAAATATAGAACATTTATTAGAAGTTTAAGTTTTGAAACTATTAATACAGTTGGAGAAGATAGATTAGTTAGATGTACGATGCCATTAACAGTTAATGGTACATTAATGGCAGAACAAGAATATAGAAAATCAACTATACAAAAAAGATATTCTATAAAGCAAGTTCAATGGCAAGGCGTAATTAGTGGCTCATCACAATTAGCAACCGATCAGTTACCGCCAACTATACAAGACTAGATATTTTATTTAATTATACTTTTGATTAATGAAAATAACATAATAATGTCCCCAGATACATATAAAGATGCAAATGGTAATATTGTATTCACAGAATCATATCATTTAAAAAGAGGTTATTGTTGTGATAACGGATGTAAGCATTGTCCGTATAAAAAAACATTTGAATAATGAAAATATTTATATATATTATATAATAAAGAATAATTAATAATAAAAAAATAGGTTATACTATGAAAACAAAAAAGTTAGAAAAAACAGATATTGATTTAATGACAGATATCAGAATGCAATATCAAGATAATAATTTAAAATTAGGAATGATTGCGTCTGATGAATATCTTATCAATCAACAATTAAAACAAGTAGAAAATGCAAAATCAGAATGCTTTGAAAAATTAAATACATTGCGTGTTGAGGAGCAAAAAATAATAAAAGATTTAGAAGATAAATATGGCGAAGGACAAATAAATCTAGAAGAAGGTATCTTTATTCCAAATTCATAAGGTTTTGAGTAGTTTACTTATATTTATATTAAAAAAATAATGGGAGTATTTTAATGGCAGAAAGAATAGTATCGCCTGGTGTATTTACTAATGAGAAAGATCAATCTTTTTTACAAAGAGGAGTTAGTGAAATTGGAGCATCAATAATTGGGACAACAATCAAAGGTCCTGCGCAAATTCCAACAAGAGTAAATTCATTTTCCGAATTTCAAGAAATATTTGGAGGATATACAGATGATTCATATGTACCATTTACAGTGCAAGAGTATTTAAGAAATGCTGGTGTTGTAACTATAACAAGATTATTATATGAAGATGGATATGTATTATCAAATGGTTTATTAGCAGTAGTTGCTAAATCAGCTAGTACAGAAGTTGTTACTCATGTATTACATCCAACCACTCCAGTATCAACAAATGGAGCTGGAAATGATGTATTTGAAACATCTACAATCAATCATGGACCATCAGGAAGTTTTGTATTAAATGTTTCTGGATCATTTACCAATGACAGTACAGTACCAGGATTTAGTGCATATACAGCAGAAGTAGGCATTAGTTCATCTATAGACTCAACTAAAAATAATTATGTAACAAAAATATTTGGTACCAATCCAAAAGGTGTTTCATATCCAGTATATGTTCAATACGAAAACTCAACAGCTACTTCATTATTTGATGATATGGCACATGTTTCAATGTCAATAGGTATTATGAGTTATACCAACACAGTTGATGGTGTTGATGGATTTGCATCAAGTCCATATGTAACATCTCAAAAAGTTGGAGATTCATCTGTAGATTTATTTAAAGTTCATACATTATCACACGGTAATGCAGAAAATTATGATGTTAAAGTTGGTATTAGAGATATTAGAGTAGCATCAGAAGTAGCAGATCCAAATGGATATGGTACATTTAGTGTTGAAGTTAGAAGAGTAAATAGTACAAATCTACCAAATTCACCATTTGATTCTGGAGACACTGATAAACAACCAGATATAGTAGAATTATTTACCAATTGTAACTTAGATCCAGATTCTCCAAATTATGTTGCAAGAAAAATTGGAGATCAATTTACAACTATAGATTCATTAGGAAAAATTAAAGATAATGGAGAATATCCAAACTTATCTTCTTATATAAGAATTGAAGTTAGTACCGGCGTCAAAGAAAAGACAGTAAATAAAATATTAGTACCATTTGGTTCTAGAGCTTTAACATCACCAATTCCAGATGCGTCAGGATCAGGAGCAGATGGAGTTCAAGGATTAGTATCAGCTTCAATGCTAGAAACACAAGTAGTTGGTGGTTCATATAGTAGTAAAAATTATCATGGATTTGATTTTACAAGTTTAAATAATTTAAATTATCTTGCACCAGTACCATCTACTAATTCAGTAACTGGATCAAATAAAGATTTTTATTTAGGAAATGTTAGTCAATCTAGTGGAGCAAATTTCCCTAGTGTGTTATCACCATATACCGGATCTATACAAAATGTATTAGATGCTGGAACAATTGGTTCAAATATATCATTAACAACTAGAAAGTTTATGGTGCCTTTACAAGGAGGATTTGATGGAGCAAGACCAAATTTACCAAAATATTCAGGAGCTAATATATCAGCTACCAATACTTTTGGATTTGATTGTTCAGGACAAGATACTACCGGAACTAAAGCATATAGAAGAGCATTTGCAGCTTTAAGTAACACTGATTATTTTGATATTAACATGTTATTAACACCTGGTATATTACATAGTAAGCATCCAGTTGTAACAAGTGAAGCAAGAAATTTAGCAGAAGATAGACAAGATACATTTTATGTAATGGATGTACCAGCTATTGATGATAGTATTACAACCACTATTAACAATGTAACTAGTTTAGATTCAAATTATACCGCTACATATTTCCCATGGGTAAGAATTATTGACCCAGCTAAAAATAAGCCAATATTTGTACCACCATCAGTATTAGTGCCTGGAGCATTATCATTTAATGATGCAACATCAGCACCATGGTATGCACCTGCAGGTTTAAATAGAGGTGGTCTAACGTCAGCAATTAATACTTATGAAAAATTAACCCAGGCTGATAGAGATGACTTATATGAAGCTAGAATTAATCCAATAGCAAACTTCCCTAATCAAGGAATATGTATATGGGGACAAAAAACATTACAATCTAGACCAAGTGCTTTAGATAGAGTTAATGTTAGAAGATTATTAATAACAGTTAAGAAGTTTATTGCATCTGCAACTAAGTTTTTAGTATTTGAACAAAATACGGATGCAACTAGATTAAGATTCTTAAGTATTGTTAATCCTTATTTAGAAGGAGTAAGATCGCAACAAGGTTTGAGTGCGTTTAGAGTAGTAATGGATGACACAAATAATACACCAGATTTAATAGATCAAAATATATTATATGGTCAAATATTTTTACAACCAACTAGAACAGCGGAATTTATTGTCTTAGACTTTAATATTCAACCTACTGGTGCTTCATTCCCTGAATAGAAATTGGATTAGTTAATATTTATATAAAAAGAATATAGGAAATAAAAAATGGCATTAGAACAAAATTTACCAGGTATTAATCAAAATGACTTATTTTTGAATGCATTTGATTGGGAACCAAAAATGGCCAATAGATTTATTATGTATATTGGAGACATTCCAAGTTATATAATAAAAGCTGCAGCTAGACCATCTTTAACAAATGGAGAAGTAGTATTAGACCATATCAATATTGATAGAAAAGTTAAAGGAAAAACAAGATGGAATGATGTTGCAATAACATTATATGACCCAATTGTACCATCAGGAGCACAAGCTGTTATGGAATGGGTTAGACTTCATCATGAATCATTAACTGGTAGAGATGGGTATAGTACTCAATATAAAAAAGATATCACATTTCATTCTTTATCACCAACGGGTGAAAAAATTGAAGAATGGACATTAAAAGGTGCTTTTATATTAGATACCAATTTTGGTCAAATGGATTGGGGAACAGAAGAGTCTGTGCAAATTGAAATGACATTAAAATATGATTATGCTGTATTAGAATATTAATACTTATTACAATGGGAGTAGTTTTTACTCCCATTTTTACTGTTTAATATATTTATATTAAAGTTACCAAAGGAGTTATAATGGCAAAAATGACAGATCGTTATGAAAACAAAAATTTAATAAATTTAGCAAAAGACAAATACGAACAAAAACAAAGAAGTACTATTCCTTCAGAAATTATAACATTAACTAGCGAAGGAAAAATATATTCTGATTCTAGTATATTATCATCTGGAAAAATAGAAATGCGATATATGACTGCATATGATGAAGATATATTAACAAATGCATCATATGTTAAAGAAGGAATTGTTTTAGATAAACTATTAGAATCATTAATAGTTACCGATGTTGATTTAGATGATATAGCTCAAGTTGATAAAGATGGATTAATATTAAATGCTCGTATATTAAGTTATGGAGCAGAATATCCAGTACAAGTAATAGATCCAACAACAAAAAAACAATCAGAACAAGTAATTGATTTATCCAAAATTAAAACTAAAACAATAGATATTACTAGCGATGAAAATGGCGAATTTGAATACACAACAAAAACACATTCAATAAAATTTAAATATCCAACTATTTCACAATCAAAAGGTTTGTCTACTATAAGTGATTTTTTAAAAAGTATTATTGTAGAAGTTAATGGATTACGTAAATCAGATGAAATAGATCATTTTCTAAAATATGAATTTTTAGTAAAAGATAGTAAAGAATTTCAATCATATATACTAGATAATACTCCAACTATTCTATTAGAATATGAATTCAAAGGTGACGACGGGAGCACCTTTACTGCCGGGTTTCAGGTTGGAGCCAACTTTTTTTGGTCTTAGGCCTGAAGATCGACCAGCTCTACACGACAATTTATTTGAATTAATTTGGGCAGGTGAAGGAAGATGGGATTGGAATACTATATATAATATGCCAATATTTCTTAGAAA